AGAATACTCTTGTGGAACGGACTCTTGCTTTGAGATGCAAGGTGGCCTTCCCCTTAAATGGAGCGAGTATAGGGAACCCAACACACAGTTCATAAAGGCCACTACTTGTCCAAATGATATTATGGAAAAACTCTTCCAAGTCTATAACATGGACGAAGCCACAAAAAAAGCTCTCATAAACGATGGACAAAGATATATCCAAGAGAATTTTTCCGTTGATAAAATTGTGGGCAGATTGAAGGAAATTATTCTGGAAATTCAAATATAGCAGGATATGGAAATACGACTAGTGCAGTAAATGCAGTAAGATTTCAAATGTCTAGTGGAAATTTTGATGGTACAATACTTATGTATGGTATTGTATAACTTGACTAATTCAATTAACAATAATAAATAGGAGATAGTATGGCAGAACATAAATTAGTAGATGGAATACAAATTCCCCTTAGTGCTGAGGAAATAGCTCAACGTCAGGCAGAAGAAACTGCTTGGAACAATGGAGCATTTAATAGATCATTAGCTTCATTAAGACAAAAGCGAAATGCTTTACTAGCATCTTGTGATTGGACAATATTACAAGACAGTACATTAACCTCTGCAAAGAAATCTGAGTGGATGGTATATAGAACTGATCTTAGAAATATAACTCAAGGTTTAACAACTGTTGAACAAGTTAACGCAGTTTCATTTCCAGTAAAACCACAAAATTAAAATGATTACATTTATAGTGGGAACATTAGTTGGAGTTTATTTAGGTTGGAAACACAACCCAGAAGTAACTAAAATTATTGAATTTATAAAAAGTAAATTAAAAAAATAATCTATTGTAATTTGTTGCAACGCAACATACATATATTTTCTAACTAACTAAGGAGAATACTATGTTCAACTTTAATCCTTTTAAAGTTCCTTCTTATTCTGAATATAAAGAATCAGCAGAAAAGTTCTATAATGATTACTTTAAATTCTTTAAAGATTGGTATAAAGATGTTGAAGAAACTTTTAACAAAAAATAAAAATGGAAAAGAAACAAGGTTTATACGCTAACATAAATAGACGTAAAAGACTTGGCATATCAAGACCAAAATCTAAATCTACTATCTCTTCAAAAGCATATAGATTTATGAAAATGGGATTTAAAAAAAATAAATAAATTAAACCATGAGCTGTTGTTCTAATGTAAATGTTACTCCAATTGTTATTGGGGGCGGTACTGGTTCAACAGCTTATGATGCTTTCGGCAGACTAAGGGTATCAAATCCTTTAACAATATTTGACAGTAAAAACGTTCTTTCTAAAAATAGTTTTTTTGATGAATCTACCGTTAATGGTGGAACAGTTACTTATACTTCTAATTCTTCTACAGTTAACTTAAATATTACAGAAGCAGCTGGTTCTAAAACTATAAGACAATCTAAAAGAGTGATGTCTTATCAACCAGGAAAATCATTATTAATATTAAATACGTTTGTAATGAATACTGCAACTGCAAACCTTAAACAAAAGATTGGTGCATTTGATGCAAATAACGGAATATTTTTTACAGCAGATGGAACAACATTAAAGATAGTAAGAAGAACTTACACATCTGGAACTTCTGCTGACAATGAAGTTTCTCAATCATCTTGGAGTGGTGATAAATTAGATGGTACTGGCGCAAGCGGTTATACTTTAGACATTACAAAATCTAATATTTTATTTATGGATTTTGAGTGGTTAGGTGTTGGATCTGTAAGAGTTGGTTTTGTTATTGATGGTAAATTTATAACAGCTCATACTTTTAATAATGCGAATAGTTTAACAACAGTTTATATGCAAACTGCAAATTTACCAATTCGTTATGAGATAGAAAGAGTTGGAACATTATCAGCTGGCACTTATACATTAAAACAAATTTGTTCAACCTGTATGTCTGAAGGTGGTTATTCACCTGAAGGAATTCAAAAAATGATTGGCACAGGAAACGTAAATGCCGGTGTTAATCTTGGAACAGCTAATACTTATTACAATATTGCAACTATAAGAATTAAATCATCAAGACCCTATGCTGTAATTATTCCTGCAGGCGCAGATATATTAAATGTTTCTAATGGTGATTTTGAATGGGGTTTATTTGTTAACTCTACTCCATCATCTGCATTTTCTTACACAAGTTTTGATGACAATACAGAATATGATTTAACAACAGTTGATTTAACTACAACTGGTACTAGAGTTGCTGGTGGTTATTTAGGTGGAAAGACTGCACCATTTAGTATTGGTGGAGAAGGTTTTGCATTTTCATATCAATTGGGTCAAACAATTTCTGGAACATCAGATACATTAACTTTAGCTGTAAGACCAGGCGCTGCTAATGGAGATGTTTCTGGTTTAATTAAGTGGTACGATTTAACATAATATTAAAATGGCTAATCTTTATAAAAACGCTTTTTATGATCCAACAGTTACAACTCCTGTGACTGTTTATACAACGCCTGTAGAAAAAACTGCATTAATAAAAAATATTCAATTAACAAATGAGTCTGGCAGCAAAGTAGTAAAAGTATATGTAAGAGATAGTTCAGCTTCAACTGATTATCAAATTGCTTATGCTAGTTTCTCTGGATCTTCTATTTGTAATTTAATACAAGCGCCGATTGTTTTAGAACAAGGTGATGTATTAAAGATTGAATCATCTTCTACAGCAGGTATAAGCGGAATAGTTAGTTTATTAGAAGTTTATTATTAATGGATGTAGTAAGAATACCTAAAGAAGAAGTAAATAAAGTTTGGATTCTAGTAAGAGAATATATTAGAAATGCTTTAATATATTCTGGTAGTCATCATCATGCTGACCATTACAAAGACTTAATAAAAGACGGTAAATTACAGCTTTGGATTATTTGGGATGAGAAAAAGAATACTGTTGAAGAACAATTTAATGGACTTGTTCTCTCACAAATCATACAAAGAAGCATAAAAAAAGTCTTACATTTACCTATGGTTACAGGTAAGAATAGGCAACAATGGCAAGATTTAATTGTAAAGATAGAGAATTTTGCTATAGATCAAGGATGCGATTGCATAGAATTAATTGCAAGACCAGGTTGGCAAAAGATTCTTGACAAACATAAGTACTATAGAACCCATGTAGTATTAGAAAAAAATTTAAAAAAAGAGGAAAAATAATATGTCATTTTTAGGCGGCGGTGGCGGATCAGGAACTACAGTAAGTACAGTAACTCCTTATGCTCCAGCTCAACCAGCATTAAATCAAATTTTAGCAAACGCAGGATATTTATATCAACAAGGCGGAGCATCATCTTATGTTCCCCCATCTGAACAAACATTAACTGGTTTAGGAATTCAAGAATCATTAGGAACATCAGCTGCACAACAATTAGCAGGAACATTAGCTGGTCAATATACTAATCCATTTTTATCTCCAATTATTCAAAGAGCTGGACAAGAAGCGTATGGTACAGTTGCTCAACAATTTTCAGGAGCAGGAAGAACTCCAGGTTCTCCTATGTCTCAACAACAAGTTGCAGATATTGTAGCTCAAAGAGCTTTACCTTTTGCGTTCCAAGAATATGGACAAGAGAGACAAAGACAATTAGATATTGCTCAAAGAACTCCAAGTTTATTTACAACTGGACAACAGTTAGAACAATTACAAAGAGAGTATCAACAAGCACCTTTTCAAGCATTACAACAATATGCTGGTCTTGTTACTCCAATCGCTTCAGGATTACCTACTCAAACTAGAGATGTTCAATCTCAATCTAATCCATTAACATTAGGATTAGGCGGAGCATTAGTTGGTTCACAAGTTTTACCAAGTATATTTAGTGGACTATCAGCTGGACAAGGAGCTGCTTATGGTGGAATCGGTGGACTTGGTTTAGGATTATTAGGGTTATTATAATATGGGTGGAGTTGTTGATGCAATTGGCGATGTTGTCGGTGGCGCAGCAGACATTGTTGGTGATGTTGCCGGCGGAGCAGTAGATCTTGTTGGTGATGTTGTTGAAACTGTTGTTGATAATCCAGAGCTTGCATTAATTGGTGGAATATTTGCAGCACCATATTTAGCACCACAATTATTTTATGGCGGCGCAGCTAGTGCAGGTGGTTTAGGTGCTGGTTTAATTGCTCCTGAAGTTGCTGGCTTAGCAAGTTCTCTTGGTGGATTAGGAACAAGCGCAGGTTTAGGTGGATTAGGAGCAGGTTTAATTGCGCCAGAAATAGCAGCGTTAGGTACTTATTTTGGAGCTAATTCATTACCATCTTTAGATTTTGTAAGTTCATTTATTCCAAAAACACCTGCTGATATTGCAAAGACTTTGGGTCAAGCAGCTTTATTAGGTGGAGCAGCAGCAGTACCACAACCACAAATTCCTGAAGTTGACATGAACATACCACCAAGTAATGTTCCACAGTATGGTACAGGAAGAAGTATTTTTAATGCCTATAATTCTGCTAAAGGAAATATAAATAATATTTTATATCCACAAGGATTATTAGGAACACAACCAAGAACAGCAGGAATATATTCTGACTATTTACAACAACAAGGATTATTATAATGGAAAATTTATTAGAGCTTTTAAGAAAATATAACATGACAAATGCAGATGTATTATCTACGTCTGGTTCTCCACTTGCTACAACAAATATTCCAAACGATGAAATGAATATTGGTGTATCTCAAGGCATGGGATTAGAAAATGAATCATTATTAGGTTCTGATAAACAAACTAACAAAACATTAAGTTTAATGGGATTACTTAGTAGTCCAGAAGCATTAACAGGATTAGGTTTAATATCAGCTGGTATGAAGGGTCAAGGTATTGGTGAAGCTGCATTACCATCTTTTGTTGAAGGATTAAAAGTATCTTCAGCTGTAAAAACATTAACTAAAGAACAAGAGCAAGAAAAAAATATTGCTGCCTTTGCTGATAAAGTTCCTGAACAGTACAAAGCATTATTTAAAGCGTTTCCAAAAGAAACAATGAAATTATTATTAACTCCTAAAACTCCAACGATTAGTGGAGAAGCATTAAAAGTTGCAGGTAAATTACAGGGTTTAAATGCTACTGAGTTTAAAGAAGCATTTGGAAAATTATCTAAAGTTGAACAAGACTTATACAATAAAGAAATAACAGGTAAT